CCTAAACTTGTTTGTGTTACCGACAGCCAGCAAGACTTACGTGAACATGCTACATATCCTAGCTTGGCGCAAGGGCTTAAAAACGGTCTACTACCTCAAGTCCAAAGGTTTACGCAGTGGCTTTAATCAAGCGCAAGAATCTACCAATGGTATCAAGATCGACGCGAACCACATGGAAGTCGATTATCACCAATGTCCATCCTGTGAGGGTTAATTTATGACCGTTTTGACTGCCCCTGAACTTCACAGCTCGCTGACTTTGACTGCTGAGCGAGATTACTACCAGCCTTTTCGCTACCCCCAAGCCTTTGAGTTTTACAAGGCTCAGGAAGCAATGCACTGGACAGTCGAAGAAACTCCCATCGGTGAAGATAAGATGGATTGGGATTTTCGCCTAGACACCGGCACCAAGGATGTCTATGCCAGTGTCTTACAGTGGTTTACTCAGCAGGACGTAAACGTCGCATCCGGCTACTATGACTGCATCCTTCGTTGGTATAAACAGCCAGAACTGCGGATGATGTACGGCCACGTTGCCCGTACTGAGGGCTTGCACGTTGATGCCTACTCAACCATTCCAGAACAGTTGGGTTTACCCGACACCGACTATGGTGGGTTTCTGAAGGTCAAAGAGACAGCAGAGAAGCACGAGTATTACACTCAGCGTGTCGAAGGAGCTACCGCTGAAGAACGTTGTACATTCCTGATTCGCAATGGTGTCTTCGGTGAGGGGGTTTCCCTTTATGGTCTGTTCACCATCTTGATGAATGCCCAGCGTTTTGGCCACATGAAAAACCTTGGCCAGATGGTAACTTGGTCAGCCCGAGATGAAGACGTTCACGTCACCATCAATCTCTGGACATTCAAAACCGAGCTGCAAGAAAACCCAGAGGTTTGGAACAAAGCATTTAAGGCCAAGATTTACGATATGGCGCGAGAAGTGACGGCGATGGAGAAAGCCTACGTCCGCGAAGCCATGAGTCGCGGCAGCCTACCAGACTTGACTTTGACCGACTTGGAAAAGTTCATTGAGTTTCTGGTGGATTGGCGTTTGACTCAGATTGGCTTGAAACCAATCCATGGTGTTGCAGAAAACCCCCTGAAGTGGATGGACTGGGTGTTCAGCAACAGTGAGTTGACCAACTTCTTTGAGAATCGCAGTGCTGCCTACGCCACCGGTATGCTGCAGGGTGAGTGGAAGGATAGCTACCCACCCGCGACGGCGGAGTGGGCAACCTTGGAACCGATGTACGCCAAGAACACGATTTAAAATAAGGTAAACGTTCGAATCTTGGTTCGAACGTCTGGCATACGGGAGTTAGCTCCCGTAGCTTTACCCACATAATAGAAGTAGTATTCATAGTCCCCAGCACCTTCGCCAATGATAATTCCTTTATAGTAAATAGGACCATTAGGGGTGTCTACCTTCTGATTAAGGTCTGACAAGGATGTAATCAATGGAGTTGCCGCAATGAACTCTAGATTCCCCACCTTCCTAACCATAATGATCATACCGGAGAAATTCGTATGATTGAAAGGTTGGGTACTCACAACTAAATGGATATAACGTTGCACCGGTCTGTGATAATTGTGAGGGTTGTAATAGTCTGAGAATACTGCGACAGCCGACGGCAGATCTGTATAAGTGGCAACCAGAGAATCAGTCCACGCGTAGGGAGGCCGACCGGAAGGTGTATTCGGATTAAGAGAAATGTAGGCAGCGTCGTATTGAAGAAACCCTACCTCGTTACCATAGAAATCAAGATTGGTGTTAAAACTTGGAGCTGAAGGGTTGCTCTGCAAAAACTTATTAATCTGCAAAGCAACCATTGATTCTCTGGCCTGATAATACCGGCGGTAGTACAGATTGACAAAGATGTTCACTCCGTCAGCCGTCCGCAGATTGTTGTACTCGTACCCGATTCTGAGTAGCTGTTGAGTTTCCTGATCATATAGTGGTATGGGAGTAATAATCTCATCAGAATAAACTCCAGACATACTGTCGTACTGGTGAAACATCTCCAACCGGTGATATTGAAAAATGTCCATATCTTCTGGATTTAACCAAGCGACGACAAAGTCTCCGTCCTCGAAATCGTAAATCATCCGATCTGATAATTTAACTTCCTCGATAATCGTTTGGATCGGCTTAGGATTTTGATTCAGAAGATAGTAGGTCGCTCCACGATTGCCATTAGGATCAACAACAGTGATTTCAAAGTTAATCAGGGTGGAGCGTAAAGGGTAGGCAGGACTCAACAAGCCACGCACGCCGTCGGGGCTACCTTCTAGCACTTGAACATACCCATCGGCGGGACGTGTCCCTTCAGCATACCACCGGACTTCATAGACATTCCCTAAGACGTGATCAACGCTGATGTCAATTTCATAATTAATACCTGAGAGCGTGTTGGTCAAATCACCTAAACCAACGGTGACGGTCAACGGGGAAGGAACGTTGTATCGGTCTTTGAGTTCCATCTTAGTGGTGGTAAAGCTTAAACCGGCGGTGTTCGGGGTGAGGTTATCCACTAAGGTGTATTTGTCCTGATAAACCTCAGAAGCTTCTAGCGTGTACATGTGGGCATTGCCATTACCCTCATCCTTGGCCATTAATGCTCGGAATAGTTTAGGGCTACCAATGTCATTGCCAGAAAGGGCGACGCAACCGTCGATTAGTAAGTCTTCGGTACTTGAGATTTCTGAAACGATTTGATAAGAAAAATTGTCCAGCTTCTGTACAGTAATAAAAGAAAGCCCCAGCACTGGACTAAAATAATACAAGGTATAGAGAGCGCCGACAGTGCCAAGGATTGGGTTTCTCAAAGTGATCACGTTAGAGGTCACTTTAGAAATACGCCCAGAATCTCCCCATCCACAGGTGCGATCTGCTATCAAAAAGTTCTCATACTGTTCGATATACAGGGGCAGACGAGGAAGCTTAAAGCTAACCAAGGTGGTTTCATTTTTATTCGTCAGTAAGCTAAAAGCAGCCAAGCGAATAGCTTCATCAAGATTGGTACAACCCACGGCGGTAATGTCCGTTGAGATAATTCCGTTCAAATTGATCGAAGCTGGATCAGTAATCAATCGAGTATCTTCCCGATATAGAGTACCGGCGTCTTGATATCGAACCTTCATATAGTTGTAACGAGAGGATAGATCTGTAGTGGAGTATTGAAAACCCTCTACCGAGATCAGCTCAGGACAAACAAAGAAAGTAGGAAGTCTCTCCCGATCTAAATGCAGGGAGTATTGGCCATTTTTTTCAGACAGAACGGCGCGGAAACTACCAGCAATGAACTTTTTTACCTCGTCGCTTGATTTATAATCCTGCAAGATCATATTCAACGTGTGACGAGGAATATAACTAGCCCCATCATTGGGGTTAAACGTCGGGATCGGCTGGTCACAAAACTGTGCCGCCTCATAAAAACTGGAGGAGTTAATACCGATGCTAGGCTCCCGAGAACGGTCGCCCCAGTCAGGGTTCATAATTAGCTCGCGTAATATCCAGACAGGGTTATTCGTCCACGCTTTCTTCCAATTACCCAACCAAACTCCATCGTATACCCGAGTCTTTGGATTATAATTGACCGGCACATCACATAGAATGCCATCCATAATGCAAGAAAAATCTGGAATAGAATCAAACCGATCCGTGTGCTGAGCCACAATGTGTGCCAGTGCCACTCTTGGGTAGGAGACAATACTCCGCCCAATGGCAGAGACTGAATCGATTGCAATCTCTTTGCTGCTGTATTGGTCAGTTACCGCCGGAGTTTTTCGAACCACCCTTAGTATCCAAGCTTCGGCAATCTGAGGAACAGGAATACTAATTTCGTGAACATAGCCAGAAGTGGTTTTACCCGTGATCACATAAGCCTTAGGGTTGGTAGCCGAACCACTGGCCACGAAGGTGTTCTCCAAAGTAGTGGTGACGATGTCTTTTTCTAAGTAGGCATTCGGTGCTGATTTACCATTTAAACCTTCGGTAACCGCAGGGTCTGCGTCAGCGACCACAAGGAGCTTTTTCCGAATGATCTCGTTCTTCGCAGCTTCGTCCATCAGTTCGAAGGCTTGACGCTCGCTGACAGTCATCCGTTTAAGCGCGGTTTGTAGATGCACACCCCGATACAACTGCATCAAAAAAGAACTCGTCACATACTGCCAAACCCCTGAACTCTCTGGCCGGTAGGAGATCTCAAGCTCAATGGAAGCCGTATACACAGAACCGTCTTGGTTCCCCACATATAGGGACTGAACCATCAGCCGTAGGTCGAGGAAGCGAACAGGGTTAGCCATCGAGGAAGGGATCGTTGTGATTTCTTCGACTTGAGGAGCCAAGGTGGCTGATCCGCGCACCAAGCTGGTTTCACCCCCTAGTAGGAAGTCAATCGGCAAATCATCCTCATACCCTTGTCGCATGCTTAGGCAAAAGTCAGGAAAATTATACGGGACAGTACCTGAGACAACACTCTGAACTAGCGGCTCATCCCCGAGCAGAAAGCTGTGGAAGCCATCATGTAGCCCCTCAACAGCCCCCTCTCCGAAGGAGATCACCATCTCTACGATATCTTGAGAGTAAAGAGTGTCTTCAGTCTTGGTAACGCTGTCAGGTTTACCCCCAGCGCCCTGATAAATGAGTTCCTTTTTCATAGTGCTTGTCCTGTACGATTCACGGCGTTGTCTTTCTGCGATAGCTTCAATTGGGCACCAGCCTGAATGTAGCCATAAAAGCGTTGAAGCTCCTGCCCTTGTGGTAAATTTTCATTGACCTTCGCGGTAAAAAACGGAGAGTCTTTAGGGCGGTCTAAGCCATCGAAATTTCGAGCGTCGATATTGAAGCTGAGCAGATGCCCATAAATCCGGTGTGTGCCAAGGACGATGGGGATTGGCGTGCCCATCTGAGTGGTCATCTTATCACCGCTGAAGTAGCGACTTTTCAGTTCTTTCTTTTCCTCATCCTTCGGTGTCGGTGTCAACAGTACCATCAGACCATTCAAGGCAATGGAGAGACCCATGTTAAAGGCGAATGCGGCCAGCTTGCTACCTGCAGCTCCGAAACCGGCAGCGAACAGCATGATTGTTACACCGATAGCCAAAAGTTTAGTACCTTGACTTTGATTATCTCCTTTACCCCCACCCGCGCCAGAATACCCAGCGCGTAGATCCATGATCTGAACTTCGACACTGTCGAATAACGGAGCGTCCAAAAGATTTAAACTGCTATAACCCTGAACCGCGATTGGAATTTTACAGTCTGGGATTTTGAACTGAGAAAACAATAATTTACAAGCGTCAAGGACGGAAGAAGCAACAACTTCAACCGTCGAGGGGAAGTATTCCTGAAGACTGTCAGGGAATCGTAAAGTTACTACGCTCATAGATGTTCCGCATGTAAACCAAATCGCTGAGGACATTGTACTCACAAATCCGGTTCGGCGTAACGATATAGTGCAACTGCTGAGGATGGTTCAGAAACGTCTCGTAATCTGAGTCACTAAGATTGGCACTCGTGCGAGGGTGTGTATGCCAGAAGGCGATAATCTCTGTCTCGTAGGGTGCCAAGTCTTGGGGGTCTATCCTGAAATTATTCAAAGGATCAATCGCGGTATTCGGTAGCTCTATGCAAAGGCCATTTAGCAGGATAACCCCACACTTCTCTGTCAGCACGCTGGGTAGGTTCCAGAGTTGCTCTAAGATTTCACCCATTGAATCCTTCTCCGGATTTCTGTTGAAACATTGGACTGAGGAACTGAGAAAAGTTACTTTTCACCTTCGTATTCTCAGCATCCTTGTGACGAAGAACCGTCATAATCCGGCGGGAGTGTTTATGGTCTAAGTTATCCTCACGGGATAGTCCCCCGTGTAAATGATGAATGAAAAGGTTGTTTCCCACATAAACCCCCAGATGGTTAGCCTGATCTGAAGCTACTCTGAATACCAGAACATCTCCGATCTCTAAATATTCTCTCGCGGTAGGTTTACTGACAAAATCAGGGTTATTCAATATACGGGCGAATATAGATAACTGATTGTTATGCGCGTAACCCTCTGGTCGAGCGTAGTTCGGCAAGAAAATGGAATACACAGAGATATAAAAATCCCTGACCAGAGAGTAGCAATCAGAGAAGCCTAGATCATAGGGTTTGCCTAAATAGGCGCTATACTTTGCGTAAAGCATTACTTTAACTCCACGGTTTTAAAATCAGGAGGGTAATAGCCTCTATATGGAAAAGTCCCTTTCGGGAAGTCACTGAACTTACGCAGTTCTAATGTGACCTGTGTACTGACTGAAGCTACACGGTAAACTCGCCATAAGTCTACCATCACATTGCTGAAATCTAAGTTGTTGTAGTCTTCCTCGAAACAACTCCACTCTGGCACCCAGCAGTGATGGACTTAACGCCATCTTGGTCAAGACTCCTTGAGGGTTAGAGATACTCCAAGTTGGTCGAGACAGCTCGCCTGACGTGCTCTCATGCAAGCCAGATATTACATTGGGGAGAAACTCATAAGTCTCTCCTTGGAACTCAATCTGCCTCGACGCGGAAACAGTTAAGACGAATTGATCCTTAGTGGTCACTTTAAAAAGTAGAAGGTAATCACTTTGCTCCAAGGATTGTGCCTTAGAGATCTGCTGAATGTCCGTCATATTTACTCCTCCTCACTCGTCGGCTCTGGGCGGTACACAAAGCCCGAGGACTCATCATGAACGTGCTCCATCAGCTCAATCTGAATTGTAGGTACGGTACCCTGATTACCTTCCATATAGTCTATCTTGATCGGGTTTTTAAAAACTACCCTGATACTCTCGTTTCCTAGGAGGATATTAAAAGGACGATCAAGACGGTAATAGCAGTAAAAGCATTCGAGTGCCAATATATTGACCGCGTTTCTAACCACAAAGGACAGTTTACCTTGCTGAGTATGATAACCCATACCCTTTAAATTTAATCTAAAGGCTCGCAACTTAGGAGAGAAATTTTTAAAACGAACCTGAGAGCCATCCCCTAGAGTTAGAATAGCCGAATCCTGTGGATAATCTACGGCATAATTTAAATAAGGAAAAGGCCAAGTGGTGGGGAAAGTTAAATCCCCCTCTAACGGATGAAAGATATAACCAGAGGTTACAACCTCGCGTAGTTCTATTTCAAAACTTTCCAAGCTGCCTTCTCCGTTTTCTCGACGAGAAGGCAGCGCCAAAGGTTTATGAAAGACCACTTTTAGTTGACCATATACAGGGTGTTGGTAACTAAAGGCTTTTGTCAAACCGTGCTCTCGATAGAACTGCTCTAGCGAGTAACCACACAGCTCTAGCTCTCGGGTGTACGGCTTCCCGAGATGGATCAGGGTTTCAAATTTTAAAGCGAACACCCGAACCGGTCGTGTCTCACGCAGCGGGACATAACCCTGACCTGAACCTTCGGCACCAACCCTCTGGTACTGCTCCAAGTAGGTGGTCGAATAGTTGTGATAGCACCAGATAAATGGTGAGAGACCCACCACGCTATTCAGCGCGGCAGGTTGAAGTACACCGAGAGGGACAGTTTGGCTCATTGCTTGATCTGCTTGATCATCTGATGGATAGGACCGTTGTTTGCAAGGTCTTGGCTAATGGTCACGATCACGTCCTTACTGGTCAAGCCTGTAGGAGTCTTGTCAGGGCTCACTACATAGACGTTCGTCTCACTAGAACCACGGTTGCCCCCCATCATAGCACCAACGCCGCTCACTTTAGCCATAGTCGCCGCCGGATTGGTGCGTAGACCCTCCATAAATTGATCCCCCAAAACCTTGGTCGTACTGGTGGGAAGTACCCATTCGTTTGGCATGGCCATAATCGGTACGCTGTCCTTGTTGGGGGTACCCCCTGTAACCTTGCCGCCAGTCGCCATACCTTTAGCGCCTGAACCGGTTGAGCTATCTGCAGAGAAAAGATTCTTCAAGGCCGACATACCCATCTGCAGCCAGCCTTGGCTTGTCTGCTTACCGGTCTTTGGATCTTCAGTCCCTAGCATCAATTCCATCATCTGCTCGACCATACGGTTGGTGACGACTTTCAGCGCCGACTCGATAATACCAAGTCCGAACTGTCGCCATGCTTCCTTCCCTTCGCGGCTACGACCAATAATTGCTCGGAAGAAGTCTTCAACACTGTCAGTGCTTTTCATCAGGCTAGAGGTCAAACCTTCGAAGCCATCTTTTAGGCTATCAGTAATTGTCAAGGCGTCTTGGAATGTACCGTCATCGCTTAAACGGTCGGCTGCCTGCTGCCGATAGTGGGAAGCCAAACGCTCGCCAATACCTTTACGTCCCGTGAGCAGAGCGGCTACTTCATCTGCACTGAAGTTTTTGGCAAGCTCCGCCTCAATCTGGCTTTTCCGATTTGCGATTGTTGAAAGTTCTTCCCCGTATTGCTCGATTTCCCCCCGATAGCTTTCAGCTTTACTCTGAAAAAACTTCGCCACCTTGGACTCAGGATCACTTTTAGCCCGAGTGTCGGCTAAGTCTTCAAAGAGCTTCAGACGACGTTCCGCAGCTGACTTCTTGTCCTGAGTTTTTTCACCTTTGTTGCTGAGGTTTCGGTACTCGTCAGCAAGGTCTCCAGTGTTTAGAACTTGCAACTTGCGATTAAGGGTGTCCTCTTGGGTTTTAAGCTCAGTCAGTTTTCCCGAGTAAACTCGCAACTGGTCTTTGAGTGCCTCAAGGCGATCTTTCAGGGCTTGATAGACTTTATCGTCAGCATTCCCCTTGGCTTTAATCAACACTTTCGCCATTTTTTCTTCAGTATTGATCGACTCAATTATGCGATCACTTTCGAGTTGCTTGAGAGCCTCAGAGCTTGCCTGATTATTCTTCAAAGTCTCGTTGAGATCAAACCGCTCGTTATAATCATCATTAGCCGTTGAGATTCGACCAATGGTCTTATCAAGAGACTCTACATCACCGGTGTTGTAAGCCGACTTCCGCAATGGATTGTCCATGTTGGCACGACTCTGCCGCAGAACGTCAACGAATAGATTGCGTGAATTTACCTCCTTGGTGATTAACGCTTGAGTGAGGCGAGTCCGTTCTTCGATTAGACCAAGGGCTTCGTCATGCTCTTTTTTCAAGGCATCCGTTCTGTTCTTGATCGCTTCGAGTTGAATCCTTAGCTGTTCTTCCTCGAATTTCTTACGAGCAGCCAGCAACATGTCCTGACCCTCGCGCTGAATACGGGCAAGCTCCAGCTGGGACTTAGCCGTGATCAGCTTTTCCTTTTGGGCTTTGAGGATCAAGGCATCAGTAGTGATGTCGCTCTCACCAGCTTTTAACTTTTCAAGGTTTAAACCTTCCAAGGCGGCGAGCTTCTTGGTCTCGATCAACTCGGTGAGAGCTTTCTTGTAAGCCTCAAAGTCTTTAGCCGGATCAATCCGGTTTAGATCCGCAGTTTTACCCTGCACAAGAGCTTCTTTCTGCAGTTTCGAAATCTCAGCTTCAACTTCCAGTTTTTCTCGCTCGGTATTCACCTGCTCTTTGGCCGCTGCCAAGATTTGATTCCGATCTTCTTGCAACCGTTGGGAGTGCGCTTCAGCCTCAGCCAGTATTTGGGTGAGGACCATAGTTTGGTTCTCATCTTGAGCCTCTTGAGCAAGTTTCAAACGGCGAGAGATCGAACTCTTGGAAATGGCTAGATCTCCAATTTCCTTGTTAATCCGACGGTAGTCTTCAGTGTCGTAAGCTGCCGCTTTGAGCACTGTAGCGCCCCCACGCGGGATATTTTGGGCAGAGAGGGCAGCATAGTTCGAGGCAGTTCGAATAAGGTGGTCTTGAGTTTCCTTTGGCACGCTGGCAAAGAGTTCCTCAATCGTACCTTTGCCTTGAGAAGCCTTCTGGAGATTACCTTGGCCATAGTTGTAGGCCATCAGCATTCGACTAATCTGCCCTTGAGTTGAAGGATCTTTCTCCAAGTCTTTCAGGTATTTTGCGGCAGCGCGGATGTTCTTCTCAGGATTGAAACGCTCCTGAGAAGATACCCCATAAGCGGCAGCGGTCTTGGGCATGAGTTGAATCAACCCAGCGGCACCATCCTTGGATGTAACATTAGGGTTACCCCCAGATTCAGTCTGGAGCAGTGCCATTAGTAGGTTGGGATCTAAGCCCTGTTCAGCGGCAATCTTCTCCACCAGCGGGAACCACCTATCTCGGCTCTTAGAGAGCGCGTTGACTTGCGCCATCGTTAAAGGTTGAGCTTTCGACATTAGGAAGCCAGAGCTGAAAACTCCCTCTTTATTCTGGCGCATTTGAGCAGCCCCAGCTCGGGCAGCTTCGCTGTTGACCAGTTTGGTTGCCTTGGGTTGAGAGACAATAGCTTGGAATGCCGCGTAGCGCATAGCTAAGCTTTCAGGGGCATCGGGGTCTTCCTCCATTGGCGCTTTACGCAGGAAATTTTCTTCCAGTTCCTTCTTGGCCATTCTGAACCGCTTACGGTGCCATTCACTATAATTTTTATCAGTGCTGGCACGCATCAAACGTTTGTTCAACTCCAGCAGTAGGGCGTTGACTTCTTCAAAGCTTTGCTGCAGTTCTTTGTTTACCGTTTCGATCTGCTTAGGATTTAAGCGTTCAACGTCAGCCGTCAAATATCGCTGGGTGGTCAACAAGGACGAGATCAACGATTCAGACTGTTCAGGAGTGAAGCCTAATTGTCCTGCATATCCAGCTACTAGACGGGTGGCGTTACCAACTGCTAAGTAAGCATCGCCAGCTTTTACGCGAACTTCCCCCTTACCCAATGCAGGAAGTTCACTGTTGAAATATTTCTCAACAAGGGGGCGTGTAGTAGCCATCATACCACGTGTCTGCGTAGCGGAAGTTCTGAAAAGAGCCTTACCTCCTGTGTAACCCTGCTTCTCGGTCGTCAAGTTATACAGATTACGAGCACTGGCCTGCTGCTGATCCAATGCTTGGCTTTTCAAACTGACATCTACGATGATCTTTTTGGTCATCTCTTTACGCAGTTCTTCCCAAGCCATACGGAGGGAATCTACGGTGTTCTCGACTTGAGTGCTAAGAGAAACGCCAAGTTCCAAGGCTTTTTTGCGTACCTCAGAGAACTCTACTGCCAGTTCGCCTTGATTCTTGCGTAATGACTCCGAACGGCTGTTCAGTGAACTGAGTTTATTGTCGATCTCACTGACAGATGACTCGTAAGTTTTAATCGAATCCTCAAGCTCTTTGTAAACCCCAATTTGTTCATCCAAGGTTTTTTTGTTCTGCTCAATAGCAGTCCCCAGTCGGTTTGAAGCTAAGGTGAAAGCAGTGGCCAGTGTGGCTCCTAAGGTTAAGAACACCAGCAGGGGGTGGGCGCGTGTAAACGTACTAACGGCAGTTAAAATCCTTCCCGCTGTGATATTACGGAACATAGCGGCAGTATTCGCAATCAGACTAGCAGTATATGAGTTTGTGACCACACTGGCTCTAGTAGTAGCAGCAGTTTCTGCGAGTCGGGCAGCCGTGTAGGCTTTTGTGTAAACTGAAGCCCCTGCAATGACCCCTGTTTCTGTAGTTTTAACGGCAGTGTAAGTTGCTGAAGCAGCAGTAGCCCCCACAGTAGCAGCGGTTTCCGCTGCCTTTGCAGCAATGATTGCCTCAGACTGGATACGAGCTGCTCGCATCACCAAGCTTAAACCAGCCAGCATCTGAATGGTTCGCACAATCGCAAAACTGAGACCCGCAATGGTAAAGGTTAGAAGGCCGAATTTTACAACACTCCCTGCAACTGAATCCTCCATCATGGTGTTCAGTTGAGAAGTCAGATTAGCGATACCACGGAAAAGATCCGTAATTGCTGAAGCTGTTTCACCTCCAACAGTGTCAGCCAGAATTTTAAACTGGTTGGTCATACGATCACTTTGCGCGGCGAGACTATCCATTTGGATTTCTTGCGCACGCATAGCTGCAGTGTTGTCGTCTAGGGCAACGTATAATTGGTCATAAGTGTCCAAGTTATTGCCGAGAGCTGTAAAAATGTTGGCTGCTCGGAGTTGAAAGGACTCCAAGGCGTCGGCAGCCGAGAAGCCTTTTTCTTTCAAATTCTTCAGCACACCGGACAGACCAAAGACTCGAACATCAACATCAGTCAAAGTCAAACCTAGCTCTTTTAGGATAGCTTTAAACTTGGCTGTAGGTGCCGCTAGGTCAGCCAAGAGTTGACGCATACCAGTACCCATCGTGCTACCGCTACGGATACCGGTGTTGGCGATGGTTGCAATGTCCGCCAAGGTTTCACGGAAAGACATGCCCATCTCTGCTGCAGTGTTACCAGCGTACTGCAGCGCCAGCTTGAACTTGGGTACGTCCAGCTTGCTCAAGTTCATAGCTTGCGTGATTTGGTTCACAATATCTGGCATAGAACTGGCAGACAATTGGAAAGCGCCGAGGACCGAAGTTGCGATATCCACGCTATCTTCCAAGCTGCTGCCGGTGGCAGTGGCCAATGTTGCGACGGCACTGAGCGACTTTTCGACCTCACCGATAGAGAAGCCTGCCTGTGCCAAGACGGTACTGGCCTCAGCCAATTGAATAGCACTGAACCGTGAAGCGTCTGAAACTTCGATAATCGAGTTTTTCAATCGATCAACTTGAACAGTTGACGCTTGAGAGATCGCCTGAGTCTGTTTAAGTGCCGCTTCGAAATCTTTGATGAAGTTATAGCCACCAGAGATTGAACCTGTCAGTACGTTCTGAATAGCATAGTTCTCACGCAACAAACCCTGCGTGGCGAAAAGACCTGCGCGGCCTTGTGGGGTATTCAGTTCAGCAAAACGCTCGGCAGTTCCTTTACGGGGCTGAAGCATTTTCTGCCGCTCCATGAGTGCCAGTTTTTCTTGGGCATAGAGCTTCAATAATTGCTCAGCGCGAGCGATCTCCTCCACATCCCCTTTCTTCTTGGCAGCGTAGAAAAGCTCAGTGGCGCGTCGCATTTCTCCAGTGAGTTCAGTTTGCTTGACCTTCAAGGTGGCCAAGTCTTTAATGCCCTTGATCTGAGACTCAATGGAGGTATCCCGATACTGCCGATTTTTCACTTCATCAAAACGAGTATCTTCACGAACTTTACGCTTTTCAGCAGCAGCTTTACCCTGTTCGATATTACGAATTTCTGCAGATTTTTGATCCAGCTTTACCCACTGGCGAGAAAGTGCCAAGGATTTTGCTGCGTTTCCAGCTTCTAGCTCCTCACGGGCAGCCTGCTCTAACCAGCGTTTAACATCTTTGAGCTGTTTCTTGATCATGCCCTTGTCGGCATCACTCAAACCTACGAAGGTTTTTGGGTCAAATGCCTTCAACGCGGTCAGGCTGTCACTATACGACTTTTCTTTGGCTCCCCGCTTGCGCTCAGCCAGTAGTTTGTTCAGTTCCTTAACGGTCTGATCCTGTGAGGTAATAGCGCGGTTGAATGCGGCCAAAACTGCGCGTAATTGCTGCTCCTCGATAGCCAAATTGCGTAGGGTGTTTTCCAGTTCTTTGCGCATCGGAGAGCCCTGCGCTGTCCGAGGTAGGGCTTGACTGAGGGCTTCACGATGCAAGCTCAGCCCAGAGAGTGCAATCTGAACATCCCCCTGATTTTTGAATTTCTGCCCATCTTGGTAATAGCGGATACGCGAAGGGCCTACCAGATTCTTCGGATCTCCGGCCAGTAAGGTTTCAATATCCCGTTGGCGAGAACCACTCATTGCGGTTCGAGTTGCCCGAGCACGCGCATTCGCATCCAGCAATGGTCGAAGCTTGGGGTGGTTCAGATAGGGGACATAAGCATTGTCCTGTATAGTAGACAATTGATAGCGAACAGTTGCTTCACGCTCAGCCTTCCTAGCGGCCTGATCGGCAGCCCGTTTAGCGTCACGCTCGGCTTCTTTTGCAACTCGCTTGGCCTCACGCTCGGCTTCTTTTGCAACTCGCTTGGCCTCAGCAGCAGCTTCACGTTTAGCTTGCTCTGAATTTCTGATGGCAGTGGATTTTTGATCTAACATTACCCACTGACGTGAAAGCGCCAAGGATTTTTGGGTATTCCCTGCCTCCAACTCCTCACGAGCAGCTTGGTCAAGCCAGCGTTTTACATCTTTTAGCTGTTTCTTGATTACCCCTTTGTCAGCTTCGCTAAGGTTTAAGAACCCCTTCGGATCAAAGGATTGTAAAGATTTCAAGCTATCACTATAAGACCGCTCTTTGGCTCCGCGCTTACGGTCAGCCAAAAGTTTGTTAAGTTCTTTAATGGTAAGGTCTTCAGCATTTACCGAGCGTGTAAATGCGGCAAGAACCGCGTTTAATTGCTTCTTCTCTAACTCAAGTTCCCGTAAGGTGTTCTCAAGTTCTTTACGAATTGGAGAGCCTTGGGCTGTCCGAGGTACGGCTTGACGCAAAGCTTCTTGATGAAGACTCAGATTCGAGAGTGCAACCTGTACATCTGCCTGACGCTGAAATCTTTGACCTTCCCTATAGTAGGAAGTACGAGAAGCCCCCGTTAGACTTTTTGAATCTCTGGCAAGTAAAGCTTCGACATCCCGTTGGCGGGAACCCCCAATGCTGGCACCAGCAGCGCGAGCGCGGGAGTTAGCTTCTAACGATCGACGAAGCTTGGGGTGGCTCAAATACGGAGCATAAGCATTGTCCTGCATAGTAGACAATTGATAGCGAACAGTAGACTCTCGTTCCGCCTTTTTCGCTGCTTGATCCGCAGTCCGTTTAGCTTCACGCTCAGCTTCTTTTGCCATGCGTTTAGCGTCGGCGGCGGCCTCTCTCGTTTTACGCTTGGCTTCAATATTGGCTTCTTTTAGGTCTTTAGCTTTCTGCTTTAACCCAGCGTCGAAGTCATTGAGATATTGAATCTGCTTGTCGAGCGAAGAAAGCACACGGGCATTAGAGCCTTTAAACGCCTCCTGCGCACGGCGAGCAAGCAAGGCATCTCGTGCAAGCTTCCCCTCACCACTCTTGACCATTTCTTCAAGAAAGCCCTTTGTGGCTTTGTTGAGGGTGGACAGAGGTTTGGTGTAGATATCATTAAATAGTTCGCTGCGTACAGAGTCGGCAAAAGACTTACGCATACGCGCTTGTTGATTTTGAGTGGTGGCTTTTACATAAAGGCCGCCCTCGTTGGCGATGTTACCGGCGTGGATAAATTGTGAGGTAAGACGAGCGCCACCGTCTGCGGTTTGTAAAACAGCACCAGCGCGGCGTAACTTTTTCCCAATTCCTGCATCCAGCTTGTCTAGTTTCTTTAGTTCACTGTCTAGCAACTTACCAAACAGAACAAGGCGGTTTGTCAACTCGACGAGCTGCTGATCCGCCTTGCCTGAGAACTTCAGTTCAATTTCAGGAATATTACCAGTTGGAGTAGTCACGGAGCGTCACCTATTGAAAAACTGCATCACCTGCTCTGGTGTATTCAGAACCGGAAAACTGTTATCAATCTTAGCACGCTCTGTTTGACTTTTGTTACTGTCCTTTGGGGGGAAAACAGCCAAGAGCATGAGGTTAAGCAATTGGTGCTGTTGAATGTAGTCCGCCTGTTTTATTCCGATGTGCGTCCTTAGAGCACATTGCACATCGGAATAGGTAACTTTATCCCAGAGGAAATCCCACTGCTGTGAGGGTAAAACTCCAAAAACCAAGTAGATTGTGTCTTGGAAGCTTAATTCACCATACCAGTTTAGGTAGGCATCAACCCTTCGGCTGTCACCTGAGCTTGATTGACTTGATCCTTGAGACTCAGTAGTTTTTTGCTCAGATTCTGCACCTGAGCTTCGTAAAAATTTACGGCATGCTCGAAGAACCAATCAATTACTTCTTCAGCAACCGACATACTTACCCCAAGCTCCTCTAGCTTTTCCAATAACTCGGAGAAAGTGCAGTCCTTGGGGTAATCCTTTCCCAGCAGGATCATAGCCACGATGTTGGTCTGAACTTGGGGGCTCTGAAGAATTGCTTGCAAGTCTTCAGGAGTTCCATATTCATTCAAAACCCGTTGGTGGAGCGCAAAGCTCATCAGAATCTCTACGGGGCCGGTGGTAAGTTGAAAAGTACGACGATCAGTTGCCATGCTATATATCCTCATCAGCAAGAAAGCCTAGCATAGCACAACAAAAAGCCCCCTTGCTGGGGGCTTTTTTAAATCGACAGCTTACGGAGCAGCAGCGGCAAACTTGCTCATGTAAGGAATGATCTGACGACCCTGACCATTTGCCATTGCCCAGTCATAGCCTGCTTCGTTTGGCAACAGATCCAGTGCTGAAATCTCGAAGTTTTGCGCCGAGAAATCACCAACGCCGAACTGGATGTTCAACCCGCTAGTTACTTGGACCTTGGGCACCAAAATGATGATCGGGTCGCAGTTCGGTTGGCTGCTGACGATTTTGGCCGACATGTAGTGGGCACCGCTGCAATTGGTTTCCAAGGAGGGAGTGATCGCAGCCAAGGTGTAGACGGTAGCCGCACTTGGTACAGCCTTAACCAATGGGCGATCCAAGGTCAGGGTGTTGGTAGCCTTGCTCTCAACCTTGTACAGCAAACCGTGGCGGGCATCTGCACCACTGAAGGTGATGAAATCACCAACGTTGATCGCTGCAGCCGAGGTCACCGAAACGGTTGCAGCGGCTACGGCAGCGGCGGAAGCCGTGGTGGTACGAGCCGTTTGCTCCGTGCTGTGCTCGTAGCCCAAGCCACCCATCTGGTAAGCCAACTGGCGTGGTGTAAATTCGAAGCCCTGACCGGTCATTGCGAAAGTGTCTTCGGTCAACACCATACCAACCTTGGTCTGGCGCACACCTTGGGTCAGGCTTGCGAAAGTTCGCGCATTGGTAATTTGCAGTTGTTTGAAAAGACCGATACTGTGTTCTTCAACAGTAAGATCAAGAAAGCTACCTAACGGGCCCAACATCAGGGTCGCTTCATTGAGTAAAAAACCGTCGGTCTGAGCAGTACCGTGATTCTGTAAGGACATGGGAAAACCCTCGTTTTGACTACCTAAAGCATACGGACTTTACAAAAAAGATACAAGTCAAGCCAAACCTTTATCACATAAAAGATTACAACGGAAGGCTTTAAATGTTCGAGAACCGTCTCTCGATGGTGGTGAGATTAAGCGGTCACCGGTGAATACCAAATTGGCTGTGGGGGTAAGTGTCTGATCTGGGTTCATGTGATAAACCACAATAACGGCCTCTTCCTTTGTAAAAGAGCAAACGGTATCGGCCATAACGGTTTCTAACCGCATCAGGTTGGTGTCTTCAGTCACAGACATCACCAGCATTACTTCAACTTGAAAACCAATTCCTTCAGACTTATTCAAAACCGTGAGGTCTGAAAAGCCTAATAGATCCCCGTCGGGTAAGGTACCCTCGTCACCAATGGCGTCAAAATAGACAAATTCAACAGGCACACCAGAACGTAGGGAGACTTCTCCCCCGAGAAGACTGCAGAAACGAATAATCGAACTGTATAAATCCGCGTAGGATACGACTTAAGTGCTTTCTGCTGAAGCCACTTGGTGGCTTGCGGAGTCAATCGCTTGTCTACCCAGTGCTTGGCGTAGGGAAGAATCGTCGGTCGGTAAAATTTTACTCGGTATCGCTTCTTATAGATACCCAGTTTTAAACTGACTGGTATACTCTCATTTATAATCGTCCACTGGTTCTTTTTGGTACTCCAGTGACGCTCTGAACGTTCCATTGGAGGAAGTAGTTTATCCAATAGCAGCTCTGGCATTTGGCGAGAACCTAATACTTTGAAAACAGAAAAGCTGAAGGTCCCCAGTTTTACCTTACGGTAAAAAACCTCTGGATTATTTTTCATCGTTGGAAACAAAGCACCATAAGTCCGCCGTAACTCAAATGGTGTTGAATAGCTACCGGAGCTTTTAAAACCTTGAAGATTACCCTTGCGCTTTAGGTAATAACCACCCAAGGTTTTTACCACAGAGGTTGTACTATTTCCCCCTCCCAGCCAGTTAAATTCCCCTTTAAGAGTTCCAGTTTCGTAGAAAAAGCGACCATGCTTTTTTCTTTTCTCGTGTCTACGACTCAGAGCTGCCCAGCCTTTTGCGCCCTTAGCCTTTAAGAACCTAGGCTGATTAGGACTGTCATAGGTGTTAAACAGTTCATTAGCAAGGTCACTAAAGAAAGTGTCAATTCGAGAATCCACATATTCTTTCAATTGGGCTTGTAAATTGTCTTTATAATTCTCAACCCCCCTTGAGTAATATACGGACAGCTCCGTCTGTAGAGCTAATGTTATTTTAGCCCCCCGATCTTTATCACTCATCTTTAATACTTCTTTAGTCATTGTCTTTAATCCGCTCTACCTTGAGATGGAACAGTCCGTCAAGCAGGTATCTCTGGTTTATCTTATAACCATCTAAAGTATCCCCCACACGAACCGGTTCGGAAGTTATGATGTGAAAATATAGATTCGGGTTTTTATCCTGATTTACCATCTTGAAGTCCTCAGTGATATACACCTCGATTTCTTCAATGATCACTTTTCCGGTGTCCTCAGCCTGCAATGTTATTGGGTTCTTTTTAACATCGCGCACAATCCAATTTAATTTTAGGTTTGCCTCATAGGCTCTGAAAGATAATCCACCATTTTCTAATCGGCGGAAGTCAGCCAGCAGGAACGACCGAGTTGCATCCGAACTGGCGAAGACCTGTCGTTTCGTGAAATTTAACTTTGTTCCATGTGGAACATTAAGCAACCACGCTGGATTCGCTCCCCACCGGCTTTCCTCTGGTGGTTCGTTGAGGATACCTCGGAAACGAATATGAGGCTGGCCCTTAAAATGAAAATCCTGCGCGAAGCAGGATTTAGCAGAATCACCATGCGGTTGCATCGCTAAACACCCGTAATTTCATCTGGCGTAATTGGAATAAAGCGTAACCCATTCACAGTGCCAAAGCCAGTATCGATTAGGTAGTCCCCAAAATCTTCCATGAGTTCACTGAGCTGGTCTTGCAGCCCTGCCGCGAGTTTTTCCAGATCGGCAGCTGAACCTAAGCGTGAGAACTCTCCGTTCTCGCTCACCTGCTTCTTGCTGAGCAAAACCATAAGGCTCGGTAGCGTTGCAAGCGAGGTTTTTAAGGCCAGATACTGACCAAACTGTTCATTGAGAAAGTTGTCAGAAATTCGAGCTAGGTGGAAAGCAGCTGAAAAGTCATTATTATAACTGTTGAGGTAAACCTGATCTAAGGGAATATGGTGATCCCCAATCTCATAGTCGTGGACACCCAGTAAAGACCGAACAGCATCCCGATCTGTGGGAATATCGAAAACGTCTACAAAGCGGTAGACCTTACGAATCTGCTTGTGCCCCAAGGCTGTATGGACATTGAGCAGCAAACGAGCCTGTCGAACCTGTCCTGAGGGAACCGTAACCGCAGGTATCTCAATGGTGAAAGAACTGCCACCGTTTGGTGGATAGCTCAAAGGGATATCAGACTGACCATCGATGCGTAAAACCCCTGCGGTCGTGTCGAGCGCAGGGGCATATTGCCCAGAAATGATGGTGTCTACAACGACAAAGTTTGCAACTCCAGACGGTAGATAGACAACACCACTAGACATGGCAATTACTCAGCAGTCTTGGCCGGAGCCTTTTTGGTCAAACTTGCCAGATAGGCTTTGGCTTTTTCGAGTGCCGTAGCTTGAGTCAATTCATTGGCCACCACGAAGGCTTTGAAGTCAGCATCGTTAGCACGCTCTGGGAAGTCCAGATCCAGCTTTTGACGGGTGCCGAGTGTCAATTGTTGGATCATCGACGGGTCATCTTTAGAGATAAAGACGTAGTCACGACCACCGACAACCGAAACTTGGTTAATCACGCCGCTGAAGCCAGTCTTGGCACTCACCAAGATTTTCACAATTTCTGTCATTTCCATTTCCTCATCAGAATAGCTAGGGCAATGCCCTAGCTATTTGAGCCTGTTACACCGACCAAGTCAACAGTTTACGCGACTCGTGATAAGTCATCATGAAACCGGTGTTGATGGTATTGGTGAGAACGATGGTCTGGTTGCGGATGGATTGCTCCATTTCGCTGATCTGCGACCCGATCTCGATCATGCGCTCCAGAGTCTCGCTCTTACGATAAACGAGGATGGAGTTGTCGGGGATAGCCGAGGAGATGATGATACGGATGCCCAGATTGGCAAAACCGACAAAACCCATGGTCAGGCCGAACTGCGTACCCAGCGACTGAACACTCTGCGCAGTGACATTCTGAGCATTGTTGATCGGAGTCATGGTTTGCAGATCGAAGGCAGTTTCCCAGTTGACCACCAATGTGTCTACTGGACGACCTTCTTGGGCGCAGCTCATCAAGAACTTCATCAGGCCGCGTGTACGACCAGTGATTGCACCTGTAGCCAGACCGTCGTAAGTCTGCAACGCTACTACTGGAGCGGCAACGTGATGGCCGTCACCGTTGAGCAGGGTGTGAATACCCAGACGCGCTTCGGCTTGAGTACGCTCAAAACGCTGACGGTTGACCATCAAGGTCATCATGTCAGGACTGATACGGCGACCAGCTTCGTAAGTGAACTCAATACCGCTACCGAGTTTGAAGAACTCAGCACTGGAACGGCTGGCTTTCAGGGTACGCACTGGGATACGACCACCTTCCGCGATACGGAAGCTGTCGTAAGCGTCACCACTGTTTTTGTCATAAATGACTTCAGTAATGAGCTGGTTACCAGCCACTTGGCGGGTCTGGGCAACGATGTCTTCAACACGCTCAACTTGGAGGGTGTTGTCAACTTCGCGCACCAAGTTGTCCATCAACAATGGCAACAGTACGCGCAGGCCACCGGTGGTGAATGCGTCCGAATTGGAAGCCAACACTGCCGCATCGATTTCACTTTTGCGGTGCAACGGCATTTGAGCAGCAGCGAAGGTCGCGCTGATACCATTGTCGATTTTGCTGGCACCCGCACCGTACATATCAACCAAATCTTTATGGTTGCTATCAACGTGTTTAGCCAACATCGCTGCTGGGCTCAAGCCGGACAAGCGGCAGTCAGCCAAGAAGCCGAGCGAAGCATCACGCTGCGCACCAGCTACGTCGCTGCCGGTGTAGTCTTTCGCATTGAGCTTGGCAACAACTTCCACAGGGGACATGCGCTGATCAGGCTTGAAGAATTGTAATACGGTCATCGCCGGACTCCTTACTTGAACAACAGAACGACGAGACCCTCAGATGCTTTCGCAGAGTCTTCGACAATGATAGGGCCTTGAGCAGTACGAGCACCCGAGGTTTTGATCAGGCCATTACCGGCACCCACTGCAACAGTGCCTTTAGTGGCAGCATTACCCGTCAGGATTTTCGCGGCATAACCACCACCCATCGCCACGGTCAAAGTGGTACGGTTCTCAGCTGGGTAGTATTCAGCCATGTAGATCACGCCATCAATGATGCCGTTGTCGGCAGCCAAGCTGTAACCATTGTCAACAGATCCATCAATGGTCACTGCCAAACCGGTGAGCAGTTCAGCGGCATTATCAACAGTAAGACCAGCAACGGTTGAAGTCAACACACCGTTGAAGCGGAAATCAACGACCCCAGTACCACGGTTGGTAATTTTCGAGTACATAATTCAGTCCTTATACCGTAGGAAGGGTGGCTGCAAAACTGGCAGCGCCCAAACCGATTGCGGGAACAGTCGAAGCAGCTGCGCCGTCTGCAGGAGGTTTGGAAGCACCCCCGTCTGGGACACCTGCTGCAGCCAGCTTGGTGGTCAGTTCAGTTTTTTCAGCAGTCAAGGTCGCCTTTTCGGTTTCCAGTGCTGTTTTGTCAGCTGCCAAGGTTGCCTTTTCCGCTTCGAGAGCGTCTTTGGCTTGCACTGCAGTGTCTTTTTCAGTGTTGGCTGCCGCGAGTTGGGCTTGTAGAGCTGTGTTCTGAGCCTCAAGCACTGCCGCCTTAGCAGCCTTTTCGCTGAGGGTCTGATACTGCTCATGCGTCAAAGAGATCGTCATGGAGGGGTCACCCATAGTGTTGGTTGGATCTGTCGCTCCTAAATCAATGCTAGGTATAACATTGGTATTAGAAGTGTGATCATGTGTAACTAGAATCAGTCTATCAGTATCAGACGACGCTGCCAACTGGGTAATATCGCTTTTTTGTGCGAGTTTGAACTCGGAGTCTTTCAAAATACGGGCGTCGGTGACAGCTCCCTGAGTTACTAGACTCAACTCGCCCCAATATTCGGGATTATCGAGTTTTAAGTGAACTCCGTTTTTTCCAACCTCATGACCATTAGGGCACTTCGGCTCTTTAGTCCAGCTGGAAAGATTCAAATACTCTCTGGAGTCATCGTCCTTCGTGTAATGGAAATCACAGCTTGAGCAGTAGAGATCTCGCGGCTTCGTGTTTGAAGATACCCGATTGACGATGCCCTTACTGACGCGGTCATCCAAGCTGTCAGCTTGATCATTTCGATTCATAACAATCAAGCTGCGCAGCTCAAAGTTACCCGAACTATCTGGATAAACGTCAGCATCCAGAACCAAGCCTTGGGGTAGACTACCGTGTTCGTTGTGCAACAACAGCAACGGAATATACTTTTCCGTCTGGGCGAAACTGGCGAGTTTAGCCAAGTAGGTCTGCTTCATTGACGCTCCACGATACAAACCCCCAGCCTTTTCAATTGGCTTGGTCGTGTTGGTCAGAACTTCATAAACAGACAAGGTCGCCGGATCAACGCTGCCCATACGTTTTTTAATGAGCTGTTGGATGCGAGGCGTAATTGGAACACGGTACATTTCTATCTCCTAGCGATTGGCGTTACTGGTAGCTTGCTTTGCGCCACCACCCTTGGTGGCTTGGCGTTCAACCGAGTTTGGTTGGTCTTTAGCACCCTTATTGGAGTTCGCGGTGTTCATAGCATCCTGAGCTACTGCGTCCAAGAAGCGCGTGCCTGATAGCAGTGGTGCTCCTTCAGGAGCTAATCGGCCATACATCGCCAAGTGGTACTCATCATCCGTAATGAATCCCAGTGACAGATCAGACTGCAGTCGCTGCTGCCGTAGCAGTTTATTTGCTTCTAGCTCATCACTGCTCCGCAATTCTGGTTCATCAAACTTGACCTCGACATAGGAAGTAGAACCGCTGAAGCGCAAGATGAAAGTCAGCAGCTGCGACCAGATTGTCTCAAGGCAGGTGTTCAACTCAGCGGCTGACATGGCAAAGATACGGGATTCAGTGGAAGCCGTATTTACCCCCGACTCCCCACGACCGATCAGCGTGGACATGACTTTAAGCCCCGCTTGGTTTTGGCCATTCAGGACATTGATGATTGGCTGCACGTCAAGGGTTACCCCTGCAGCCTTATCATTGAGCATTTTGATTTCAGTGTTGTTGGTATGAACAACCGGCTGGTCTGGTTTGATATTGGCAAAAGACGCCGTGGTTGCTCCAATAATCTCCTCAATATACTCCCGCATTTTCTGAGCATTACGCTGACAGTGAGCTGGAGCATTTTTACGGATTACATCTTCTACAAGGGTGATATCGAGACGAGGAAACCCCTGAATTTTCATGATCCGATAGAAATCGTTGATGATTTGCTTTCGAGCATAAATTGTATTGATGGTTGATAGAAAGAAACTGCTGCTGTAGGCCGAAGCCGGATCGGTGCGGAAGCTCGCATAAAAAACGGTCGGAAAGTCCAAGCTTACGGGGTCACCTGAACCCTGTTCTTGGAAAGGTTTAATCTTACCAGACTGTGATTCGCGCCACTGAATGCTGTCGGTATCGACGAGCCGGACATCTGTGATTTTTCCCTTCTCAACGATCAGCTCAACCATTACGCCACCGGAGCGTAACACCATAAATCGCATGTCGGCGTTTCGAGTATTGAGATCCCGAGGTCGAGTGAAACCCTGACTGAAGTCCATGGTGGTGGTCATGGCCAGCATGAAACTATCAATCAGCTTCTGAGCATTCCGGTCGATTGCCTTATTCACATCGCGGCACAGGTATCGCATCGTGGTGTTAGCCACCGTCAGATATGCATTGGTGGTCGCGCTCATCTCGGTGTCAGTGCGCATCATGTCTTGAATCAAGTCTTTATCATCAGTGCTCTGACGATTAAGGCTCAAATCAACGCGGTGACTGTCTCCCGCCGGACGCGCAATATTCTGGTCTGTTGCGTTCGGGTCAAAAGTCGGTGACGCCGTAGCTCCTCCATTTCCACCGACCTTCTTCGGCGGTATGATGTCGAGTAAACTACCAAGCATACTAGACGAGACTGCCATCGTTACTGCTCCAAGGAAGAAGTAGGCCAGCGTTTCGTTGCTTCTTGGAATTACCCAAGTTATACAAGGAATCCGTTGACTGTTTCATATTTGATACTGTTCCCAAGTATAGCGAGCTATTTCCGTAGTTGCTGCTATTTTTACCGTCGAAATACTGGTAAATCGCCTGATGGTTATATGCCATCGCGTGAAAATAGTGGTCAGCGTTGCCCAATTTTTTCCAAACCGGTAGTTTTTCCTCATCCGTTTCGCGCACCATATTTCGAAGATGTTCGGTAATCAGCTCTTTTTGAACACCGTAACCAGCCATGGTGATTACCCCAGCGCGAATGTCTTTGACCAATTGGTCAATCATCCATGTCCGCTGGACATTGACGTGGGACAGCTCCTCCATTTCGTCAAAAACATAATCATAGTTCTTGCCAGCTTTGGTGTTGATGTAGACCACCGGCATGATGGTATTTCCGCTTTGGAAGCGGATACGTCCAGCTTCGATCATGTATGGCATGCGGTCAACGTGCCCCGCTGCTACTTGGTAGATCTCGGTCAAAGCTTCAATCCGAGATTCCCATTGCGTGTAGTGTACTTGCTCAAATAAGACATACTCGATGTGATGTCCATCTCGCGTTCTGGAGACAACCAAATGGCAGACACTACCCGCATCTGAACCAATGAAGTAGGTGTAACTGTCGTCATAGTCAGGCACTGACTGCTGATAAGTAAAGCACCGATTAATGTCCTCCAAGCTCAGTCGCTGGTCACCACTCTCATAAGCCTTCCCGAGTACCGTGTTATACCAACCTTTTAAGTTGTCCAAGGCGCGATAATCAAACAGTTGCAGCAGGATGTAACTGGGTGGCAAGTGTTCTGTACAGAAAGGAGTGACCCGATAGCCACGGTGGTGGCGACGGGTTGGGTAACGGGGAACCCACTCGCGTAAGCTATGATCAACCATGTTCATCGGTTTTCGGCATTTGGAACAAGCCATGTAAATGGAATCCAAATCGATCTTGTACTGGGTAAGCCAGTCTTCTGAAAACTCATGCAGCTTGGAAAGATGCTCAGTCGGTAAATTTGGTACTACCACAAATTCTTCACTGAACTCAGGAATCTGATGGTGATTGCAGTGTGGGCACTTGTACATATACTCGTGCTGGTCTGACAGTTCAAAATAGGCCGTGATGCCAAAACCTTCATAAGTCGGGGTGGAGAACCGCTGCTTTAGCTTCCAGTCTGAGCCTTGCAAACGCGAGTTGAACAGCGCAAGCGTGGCTTGGTCAGATAGATCGACCTCATCATTAAAAATGGCGTCCGCCGGTTGTGATGTAGCTGCCTGCTCATTGGCAGCCATGAACAAGACATAACTCTGGGCGATCTGGTTAATCTCAATCGACCGTGTTGTGCGCTCTCCTTTTGGATTGAAGATGGGGGTATCCTTGAGAAAATCCTCAACCCGCGTCTGATACAGACGTTTACGCATGTTGTTGTCTGGCAAGGTAAAAATGATGTTTCGATGGGGATTACGGTACGCGACGGCGCAGGCTTTTCGATACTGAACTTCAGTCAAACCAACCTGTGAAGGTTTGATCACAGACATATTGATATGCAAGTCATTCAAGATCGCAGTTTGAAAAGGATACCGCTTGGTGGTAAAAGGCAAGCCTCCCAACTTGGTGTACTTCGTCAACCATGTCGTGTAATCCACAGGGTTGAATTTCTCATTCAGATGTACTGACAAATCGGAATGAATACTCTTTAGGAGGGAGTTCATCCAGCACCTTCGACAAAAGTTTACTAAACGCATACATTATACGGATTCCCTTCCTTTCACAAACGCGCCAAAATTGGCGCATTGAGGCACTGATGAGCTTTCCACGGATCACGGTAGATAGCGTTAAGGGCTTGACTGAACTGGTTAAAGCCTACCGCGAGGATCAGAATTTACTCGACCGTAAAGACTGCCCCTACACCGAAACTTTGAAACACGAGCTGAAACTGTTTTTCAAAGAACTGACCTCGGAGCAAAACGGGAAACCCGCTTTCATCGTTCCAGCAATAGTTCCTGAACCGGAGCCTGAATTTGATGATGGAACCCCGATGGAAACGGATCAATTGCTCGGTGTGATCGATAAAGCGATTCGAACCCTGCAAAACGTGATGGGTGAGAAAGAGGGAAGCGAGGCATCCAAGGTCAGCGCCTCAAAAGTGGTTTTCGACCTGATTCAGAAACGCACTGAACTGGTCAGCAAAATGGGTGATGTAGACGCGGTATGGAAGTACCAAGCTCTCGTCAAAGAGTTTTTTAACCGAGCTCCCGACAAGCGATTGGCGGAAGAATTTTTACAGCGACTGAAGGAATTAAGCGATGAGTGACCAACCGGTTCAACCTCTGGTAATTGAAGGCACAATTTTCCAGAAGGAAGCGCCCCACTATTTCACCCGTGGCATTCCTGTAATGCCACTGAAACCAACCACCAAGATTCCGCTTCCCGTGGGTTGGTCTAACTGGGCAGACGACCACCCTCTGACCGCAGAGATTCGCAAAGACTGGCTGCGTCTTCCATCGAACAACAACATTGGTTTGATTCTGGGTGCGCAGTCGGGTATTGCAATCATTGACATCGACATTGACGATCCAGTGCTCGTAGAACGTCTGATTGCCAAGCTTCCTCGCTCACCTTGGCACCGGTTCGGGCGCAAAGGTCTGGCTCTCGCGTACAAGCACAATCCAAACCTGCGCAGCTTCAAAATCATTGATCCAAAAGAAGGGGCGCTGATCGAGTATCTAAGCTCGGGCAACCAAGTGGTGTTGCCACCATCGATCCACCCCGACACGATGTTACCCTATCGTGCCAACTCTAAGCTCTACGAGGTTCTGAACGAGCTCACCACTTTGCCTGATGATTTCGAGCGCGTTTGCCGAGAAATCCTGATGAACATGGGCTACGACCTCAAAGCCAAGAGTTCAATCAGCGCGGTCACAGACTTCGTCCCCGCTGGTAATCGGGATAACACGATGATTCGGATCGTCGGCATGCTGTCACAAGACATTCTGGCTGGACGTATCAGCCTACGCCGCGCCTTGGACACCCTTGAAGTGAAATCCACTGAGTTCATGGAACAAGTAGAAGGTGACGCGATTGATCTGGATAAGCACTGCAAACACCTGATCCGCTTCTTGGTGAGTGATGCCGAACGCAGCAATCGTCTGATTCCAGCGACGTGGTCAGAAGGCTTGAGCGCCCAAGATATCAAAAAGCTGCCACAGATTGCAGAACTTCAAGCTCCTGATTATGAAGAACTTTCTGAGAAAATCGAACTGGAAAAAGACAACTCTGCCGGTGATCCAGTTGTTGCGATTGAAACCATCTTGAGTTCGATGGCAAAGATGACCAACACCTCCGAGGTGCGTGAGGAAAAGCTACTGCGCGAACTGGCAGCCGAACACCGTGAAATCACATCGTTTGCATCGCTGCGTCGTCAATTGAATCACATGCGGCAGCAAATGGACACGGTCGTCATCGACGCCGAGACCGGCGCTGAGATCGAACTGATCAGCCATACAGAGATTGCCCGCGCTGCGATATCCCACTACAACCAGTTTGGTGAACTGCGCTCGGAGGCCGGTATCCTCTATTCATGGCGTGGTTCGCACTGGGCGATTGAGAATCCTGACGCGTTCATGGCGCAATTGTCCGTTCGCTACATTAAATGTGAGACCCTGCGCCGACACTCAGACGTACTGGGCGTTTTCAAACAAATCCTGATCCACACAGCCAAGCGTTTGCGCCAAAACTCTGAGCTGTTTATCAACGTGGCCAATGGTGTCGTTCTACAAAACGGGAAACTTGTACCCCATCACCCCGACTTTGGCGCGACTTATGTCATGCCCTACCGCTACATTCCAAGCAAAGCAGGTAAGTGTCCGACTTTCTTCAAGTTTTTGAAGGACGCTTGGGGAACCGACCCAGACTGTATGGAAAAAATCCGCGCTTTGCAAGAAGCCATTGCGGTCTCTTTGGCGGGTTATGCCACGCGTTTTCAACGGGTTTTTCTGCTGATTGGCAAGGCTCGCACCGGCAAGTCTGTGATGTTAGAAACCGTTTCTAGCCTGTTTCCGGATGAGGCGTCGGCGTCGGTGTCCTTCCACAAGCTTGCAGAAAACCGCCACATGGTCAGCTTAGACAAGAAGCTGTTGAATGTCGTGGGAGAGCTGTCAGAGAAGAAGCCAATCGCGGGTGATGTGTTTAAAGCGACAATCGATGGTTCACCAATCTCCTGCTACCGGCTGTACCAAGAGAGCTTCAACCTCAGTCCGATTGCAGCCCACTGGGCGGCTTCCAACCATTTACCAAAGACTGCCGACTCCTCGCAGGGCTTTACACGCCGTTGGTTGATGTTCAAGTTTGAGAACCAACTGCCTGAAGATCGGGTTGACATTAACCTGAAGGACAAAATCATTGCTGAGCGCGAAGCGATTTTCGCTTGGGCACTAGAAAGCCTTCCTGAACTATTGGAGCGGGGGAACTTTACTCTCCCCACCAGCCATAAGAAGCTGATTGCAGCACTCACCTATCAGGTTAATCCGGTGCAGTTGTACTTGGAGCGCCGTGGTGGGGGCACCTTGGAATTTGCAGAAGGTCTGAAGATCGCCGAGGACGAACTCTGGATTGGATTTCGCTCCTTCTACACCCAAGTTAGCGGTGGTGCGATGCGAATGGACATTGGTAGCTTCCGGCAGATGGTTGAGGAGATTCAAACCGAATTTAAGATTCGAATTGAAGAACCAAAAAACTCCCTGCACGCGGTTTATCATGGTATTGGCCTGTCTGAAGACAAATACTAAGGAGAAAACCATGATCAGGAACAGTGGCTACATAGGGCATCTGTACCAGCAAGCTGACGATTTTAAGATTGAGGGCTTGATGAAACAGTGGACAGAATTGTTCGGGGACTGCCCACCACGTCGAACGATTCAACATTGGCTCAAATTGGCGGTCGAGCAGGGTGTCTTTGAGCGACAGGGGCATCGGTATACCAGAAAGAGATCAGAGCTAGAGCATTGACAATTGGATATTTATGAAAAAGCACCCAATCGGGTGCTTTTTTGCCTTACAGCGAGTTCAGGCGACTGTGATTGTAACATTAAGATTTTGGCTTTTCATGTTACATGTTACAAATAAAATACCGTGTTACATAGAAGTGCTGTATGAGGACGAGGACGGGTTATTGAGTTAATCAAAATGTCGAGTTAATCAAAATGTCGAGTTAATCAAAATGTCGAGTTAATCA